TCCTCCTTGACCTCCTCGAGTTTAGCCGCAGCTTCGCGCTGTTTCTGACGCTCCTCAACCTCGGCAGCGACGATGGCGTCAGCCTCCTTGACCAGGTCCTCCATGGGGGTGTCCGGCTTCTCCTTCTTAAGACGCTCCAGAACCTCCGAGGGGTGGGAAATCGGAGCCTCGTCAGGCTTGGTGTAAAACTTGGAGTTATCATCNCCAGGGTTGTACGAAACCTTGGTATCCATCATACCCTGCTTGCGTTCCTGGAACATACGAGCAGCCTGAGCCTGGTTCTCCTTATAACCCGTCATGATCTCCTCGAGCTTATCGTTGGTATAATGAACATCCTCAATCTTGGTGGGATCGGGAGGGATCAGAAGCCACTTGTACTGCTCCACGACATAGATGTCGAATGTGGGATCCTCCTTCTGAAGGCGCTTCGCATGGTTCGCAGCCTCGTCACGGGTGGCAAAAGCACCACGAAGCTTGATACCAAATTTATCGGTCTTCTGAGGACACTCGGGTCCAACAATAGAGATACACGCAAAGACCTGCCCAGGAACAGTGGTGTAGTCGGTTTGAAGAGACATTATATCTTATTTAGGTTTATAAACTTTAAGCCATATTTCAAAGCCTAAGTGTTAAAATAAAACACTGAAAATTAAGACAATTCTCATGTTTCTCAATGACGGCACACCCCACTATGACGGCATCGCCAATGAGCATTACACGATTTACATGATTAACCACAACCCCAAGCTTGCACCAATCCGTGAAAAGCTCGGTTTCCTTGTCCACCGAGGCGGGACCCAACAGAACCCTGACGCCGAGTGTCTCGAAACCGGGGTGAAAGTTTCACTAAAAAACAAGGAGTCTGAATCCGGGAGCTTCGACTGGAAGAATATGTCTTTCGTCGATGAAGAATTTGGTGCTCTCCACAAAGACATCACTCAATACTACAAAAGATATCCAGAGGAAGAGAAAACCGTTAGAGGTATGTACAAGAGACTGCTTAACGTCATCTCAAAGTCTCTCGACCCAAGTTCGATGCTCAAGCGCGTCCTCGACGGGCATGAATCTGACTGGATTCTGTTACATTTCAAGAAGTCGAGAGAAATGGTTCTTTTTCATCGCGACGAGCTCGTCGACTTGTGGAATAACCCAGGGGGTTGTATGGTTCGAAACGGGTGCGCAAGTGGGAAGATTGAGGGAACACCCAACCTTCGCATGCGTGTATGTCTGAATAATGGCATCCGCGCCCTGCTTGGTCGAGGCTCTAGTATCTGTGTGAAAATCCAACAGGATCAGCCCCGGAAGCTCCTGGCTCATCTCAAGAACTCTATTGTGTGCGCGTACTGATTATAGCCGTATTATCGTTTTTATCAATGAGAATCGAAGATCTTTTTAAGTTTTTTGCTGCTTTCCCAGTCGTCCCCGAGCCACACATAGGGTCGAGTACGGTATCCCCTTCATCCGTGGATATTAAAATGATTCGTTCGATGAGTTTAACAGGCTTCGCCGTGGGATACGTTCGTAACTCAGAACCTTGGCTGATAGAGTGAATATCATCCCATAGATCTGTACATGGTTTACCCTCAGTCTCATGAAGGTATATCTTCTTGTATAGTTTCGAGTTCTTCGTCTTTGGTGTGTGAAGTCTGTTATCATCTCTAAGGCGCTCGAGTTCTTCCTGTTTAATTCGCCACCCGGATGATGGGTTATACACCCGATCCCCGAATTCAAACGTATACATGTACCCCTTTTTTGTATTCTCTGTGACCACATGCCCAAGGGAATAGTTTCCTCTATCGTCTTTGTTATTGAATGAATTCTTCACGTACATCTCATCCCTGGATTGATACACGAGATTAAATTTGGGATTCTTCGATATACTGCATCTAAAAATGATGTCGATCGTCGCACCGAGTTTATGTTTCACGTTATTCTTTGATCGACATTTCTTCCAAAAAATTGGTTGAACATATTTAAACTTTTCCCTTAGGATCTGTTCAGGTGTAAACATTTTTTCAGCTGAGATGTGGAAAAAGAGGGACCCATCNTTCTTCAATTTNGGGATACATTTATCTATTACCCGCTCTATAAAGTCTTTATAATCACCACCCTTCCAGGTATCTGAAAACCCTGTGGAGTTCTCGTGTGACATCGTATAATCACGACCACTATCGAACGGTGGGTCGAGATAAATCATGGCGATTGACCCGTCCTTTACGAGATCGAGTTTTTCTAAACAATCCCCAATGATATATTCCATTGGAAGATATACATTGATAAACTTTAACCTAAGTAACCACATTAAAAAGATGTAAACATGTATCATCATGGAGGAGATTCGTAAGAATCATAACGAGGCGAAGAGGGTTTTGATTCGGTCGGTGGCTCGAGAGGGACAGCACATCCTCGATGTTGGGTGTGGTTTTGGTGGAGATCTCCAAAAATGGCACAACTGTGGAGTGAACATCAATATGTGCGACCCTGAACCATCTGCACTCGAAGAAGCTCGTTCACGTGCGAAGAATATGCGCATACGAGTCAATTTCTATGAGGGTGATATCCATCAGTGCCCTCACCGGAAGTTTGATGTTGTGTGTTTTAACTTTTCACTTCACTATATATTCGCATCGAGGGACTTTTTTATGAGTTCTCTCAGGGAAATTAAGAAGCGTGTAAAACANGGGAGTTATCTTGTGGGTATCATCCCGGATTCAGAAAAGATTATATTTAAAACACCACTCATCGATGATATGGGAAACTTTTTCAAACTGAAGGAACATGGGAATGGGGATTTTGGTGAAAAGTTGTTTGTACACCTGACGGATACCCCTTATTACGCAGATGGACCTAAATCCGAACCTGTGGCGTATAAAGATCAGCTTGTGACGCATTTAGAACATCTTGGATTTAGATTACAACTTTGGGAGGGACTGTGTGGAAATCCAATCTCAGAGTTGTATAGCAAATTTATCTTTGTATATGATAGATGAATCTTTTCAGTATATTACTTTTGATTAATTTAGTTATTCTCTTCACGACACGGCAACCCCAGGAACTCGTCGATGTAAAGGAGAAGTACCAGATTCTCCGTGATCACCTAAAAACGACAGAAAATGAAAAATTCAAAATGCTCATCCACCCCATTCCCATAACAGGTCTGAAGCGAATGAATGGGACTGTCGGATACAACGTCAACAAGGGTGCAGACATAACTATATGTCTCGATGGTGATTCGAACAAGATTTTCCACGTCCTCATTCATGAACTCGCACACAGTACAGTCACAGAGTTTTCGCATTCTAAGAACTTTTGGAAAAATTTCGTAGAATTGAGGGGTATTTGTGAATCCATTGGGATTTATAAGAGGATGCCTGAGAGAACTAAATTTTGTGGTCAGCATATTCAGGATAAATAATAATCTCGAGATACTATAAATGCAAACCCCTATTACACAGATGTTGCTGGCGCTCTTTTACTGGCTAGTGTTCTTTGGAATCACCCAGGTTCCAGTTCACGTCGATAACTATTACGTGAATCTGGTATTCCTGACCGTTGTTATCCCCAACGCTGCTCGTTATATCGTGGGTGAACAACCTGAGCTCGCAGTTGATCGATCCTTCTTTGCTATGGCTACCCTCCTCGCGCTCATCATCGTGTTCGCTGTGAACGAATGGTGGAAGCGGTCGAAGGATACCGTCAAGAATTTTCATAGGAGCGATCGAAAGAAGCGTCTTGAGTTGGCGGCTATTCTCGCCGGTGCTTTCGTTCTCGGTGCCGTAGTCATTTATTCCTCTGGTATAGATAACTCCATCTACAACAACATGATGCAGCCAAACGCTTAAACCTTGATAATATATGTCTTAGTGATGTAGAAAATGATCGCAGCCACCACACCGGTGGTCGCGAGACCGACAACACTTCTACCCCCTTGTTCGTTAAGGAACTTGGGGATAGAGGTCGCGAGACGATCCTGAACAGGTTTGCTAACAGCGACCGCGGCACCCACAGCTACGATGAGCGCTGTGAGCTGATCATCCGTGAGGTTGAGGGGGTTTTTGCTTTCGGGGGTGGAATCAGTCTGTTGGGGGGGAGCGGCAGCGGGGTACACACCTTGCTGAGCCTGAGGCTGAGCCATTTGGGGNTGTACCCTGGGGTCGTCCATCATAGGGGGCTGCTCCATCATGATATCATTTATAGGTGTAGAATCCATCTCGTCTTTATCTTTACTCACATTTTTTTCATTTGTTTTAAACGCTGTCGATGGTTTATCTTGTAGAGGAACCATTCCATCACCGTCGTCAAATAAATTCATGGTGTTTACTTGGTCAGTAGCCATTTAGTATATTCGTATGTTTTCTTGAAGTGTTAAGTGACGCAGTTTACTTTTTTTTCGTGATCGTGAGTTTGGTTTTCTTTGTCGCCTTCTTCGCATCTTCGTCTGTCTGTGTGAGATGTTTGGGGTTGTACATTTTTTTATGCATCTGCCACAGTTGTGGACTCCCGACCCTGAAATTCTTTCGAACAGTCGCTTTGTACCAGAAGACACAATCCTGGATC